TCAAGCGTGGTTACCCCACGTGCCGGTTCGAGTCCGGCCTTCGGCACCATACGTACCTGAACACTCTAGTTTTAGCTGGAGTGTTATTTTTTTTGCGTCGATTGTAATTTTATTCACCAAATCATCAAATAGCATTCTTAAGCTTTCATTGGTGATGTTTTTAAAAAGCATCTTCCGACAAACTTTTAAAACTTTTTCGATGTGAGCTGGATTTATAGTTGCAATAGAGTTTGCGCCGGCACATTTTGCTAATTTTTCTTTTATTTGCGAAAGTTCTTGTTTGACTGCAGCCAGTCGTTCGAGATCATATTCATCGGCCGTTCCTTGCTCTATTACAGTGTAAAGGTTATTAAGCTTTCGCTCGGCTATCGCTTTTTGTTCTGAAAGAGAACTTGCTTCATCGGCATATTCATTGGCGACGGCCTGGTATTCCATTTCGATAGTATCTTTGAGTTTTTTTAAGCTGTTCTCAGACAAAAGTTCTTGTTCTATGGTCAGTAATACAAGTTCTTCCAAATCATCACGTGGGACTACTTTATTTTGGCAAGCACTGGTGCCTAGGCGATCACGGCCTGAACAAGTATAGTAAACATATTTTTTCCCGTTTGAGCTTGCTCGATGACCATTCATAGCAGCTCCGCAGATTCCGCAGAATACTTTGCCTGTTAAAAGGTATGTTTCTTTGGATTTATAAGCAGCACTTCGGTAACGGTTTTGATTCATTTTTTCCTGTACCTTTCTAAAATCTTCTTTGCTAATTATAGCAGGGATAGCATCTTCGACAATAATAGTATTTTCACTGATTTTATGGCTGTTTCTTTTCCCAGAAGGGTCTTTGTTTACTTTGTTGAAAGTGTATGTTCCACAGTATTTGGGGTTGCGTAAGATATCATAAAGGCTATTTTTACCGAATTTACGCCCTTCACGGGTCTTGTATCCCAATGAATTAAGTTGACTTATGATATAATGATAACCTTTGCCTTTGAGGTATAAATCAAAAATGATCCTGATAGCACCAGCTTCATAATCATTAATTACATATTTATTCTCTTGGTTTATTTCAAAGCCTAAAGGAGGCCGTCCGCCATTGAATAAGGCTTTTAGAGCATTCTCTTTAAGCCCTTTTTTTGTTTCTTCGGCGAGATTGCGGGAATAATTTGCCGCTACAGCAACAAGTATACCCTCAACCATTTGGCCAGCTGGTGATGTGTCAATGTTTTGTGCAGCGTATTCGTATTTGATCCCGGAAGATATGAGTTGATTTTTCGTTAAATAATAATCAAGCTCGTTACGGGAATTACGATCTATTTTGTGAAAAACGACAACATCAAAAAGATTCTTTTGAGAATCAGAAAGCATTTTTTTATACTGCTCTCTTTTGGCAATACTTTTACCGCTCTTGGCTTCATCGGCATAGATTTTTGTGACCAGGTATCCTTTACGTTGGCAATATTCACGACAGGCCCGTACCTGGGCATCGATACTTTCCTCGCGTTGATGATCGCTTGAATAACGTGCATAAATTACAGCTCTTTCCATGGTAATTCTCCTTATTTTGTGTTAATTTATTTGACAGAAATAGTAAAAAAGGGCAAAAAATTTGACCTTGTATCCCTTGAAAATAGGTAGGGGATAGCAAGGTCAACTTCGTTATGTTATAATAATAACGTAGTTGGCCTATAAAACCTTTCCAAACAAAAGGGGCAAATTACACGACCGTTCGGTGTTGGCGCACTGGGCGGTCATTTTTTTATGTTAAAGTCCTTCGTTTATATTTTCCTCACTCAAATAATCGTCAAAATTTAAAGTGTACATTCGTTGAAATTCATTTCTGTTACTTTGATTTGGACCAATAATAGTATCTTCTTTGCCAGGAACATGAATTACAAATTTTATATCATTGCCTGTTTTCATTGCTTCGATAGCTTCGTTAGTGAATTTATAAAAAGCGAGCGGGGGTACACCAGGCAAATTAGAATAAGCTCGTGGAACATAACCATTGATTACTTTTGGTATTGGATAAGAAACACCATCAACAATAACATCGCAGGTTTTTCCAGCCAAATAACGACTGGCTGAAGAAGAATGATTTCTATATGCGCACAGTATTCTTAAAAAATATCCTGCATTATTATTTTCGTCGATGTTTTTTATAAATGAATATCTGGCAATTCCAAAACCACCAATAGTTTTATAGCTACGATAAGATACGGTATGTGAATAATCGTCACATTCAACAACGATTCTTGCGCTACAGGTAGCTGCTAAACTGATAAAAAGTGCTGTAATAAAAAAAGTCATTACTTTTTTCATAGTTTCATCTCCATTAGTTATTATTGTAAGTATTAATAATCTGTTCAATAATACTTTTAAATTCAAAAATTTCAGCAGCCTTTATATAATAACCTAAGTTAGTCATAATAGGAGTTTGTGTAAATACTTTTTGAGAAGTTGGAATTGTAGATATTTTTATTTCACCGGTCGCTGTATATGTAGGGCCAGCAAATAAGATTCCCAATAATAATAATCTAGTACCAAGGATGAGATCTCCGTTCTCAATAAAAGATCCTGTATTAAAAATATAGATAGGAGACCCAGAAGAACCAGGGAAACAAGCCATATCAACAAGTGCGATACCAGATTCATTGAAAGAAAAAGCTGGATGAGAAGCTGTGTATCCTTTTCTAAAAATTGGTAGGTTATTTACTTCGTCTGAAATACCTATAGGATAACCGACCATCGTTACTTCCTCAAGCGCATCGAGATTATTTATTTTTTCTTCAGTTATTAATATGTCTTCTCCAACATAGCGAATAAATAGATGTTCCCCATTTGCCTCTATTTGAGATAATAGACTACCGATGCAAGCAAAACATAGATCTTTTGAAGAATGAAAGTACCAATCTAATTTACATGTAATTTCTTTATTACCAATAGGATTACCGTCTAAATCTGAAAGATGAAGGCATATTTCGATAGTTTCGTTTGGATTATTATTAATAACATGTTTATTGGTAATTAACGTAGGAACGTGCCCTTGACTGCTTGAAAATTTTAAAAAAAAGCCTGTGCCTGAACCTTTTGAAGTATTTATTTTTACTGTACTGTATAATAATTGGTTGGCAATGGATTGTCCATTCATGACTTCATCCCCTTTGGTGTCTTTGATATTCTAGTGTATTTACACAGCATTGGCGATAAACATCACCATGTTGGCTATGTTTTATTTCATGAAGCATCGTAGAACGATTGCTTTCATTCGTTAGTCGAGAGTTTAAAATAAAAACTTCGCCGCCTTCCTCATCGGCACAAACAAATCCTTTGATTTTGCAAGGCAGCGGATACAATACAACTTTCTCAGTCAGCATGGTCTCCACGTTCCTTTAGTTTGAGTTTTTTTACAAGATCAACGACAAATTTGATATCTTCTGGTTCAAGATCACGAGACGCGTCCATGAGTATCCTTAGCTCAGGATCATCGTGAATTTCTTGAGCCAGTTTTGCTGTTTCTGGATTGATATAGTAAGCTTGTTCTTCTTCGTGTTCCCAGCCCATTATGTAGGCGGGAGTTGTGTGTAAATGTTTAGCAATTTCTGCAATTTTATTTTGTGGTAAGCCTCTGCCATCTTTTTCTATTTTGGCGACAGAAGAGCGTGATTTATAACCTAATAGCTGCGCTAGTTCATCTTGAGACATTTGCAAATTTTCTCTACGCTGTCGAATTCTTTCACCAATACTCATTAATGTTCACCTGCCTTGCGGTAATTATAACATTGTGTTCAAAATTTTGCAACAAAACTTTTAAAAAATGTTGACAAAAAGAAAACAAGAGTATACAATGACGATGTGGACAAAAAGTCAACAAAAAGGAGGTGATATCATGACTAACACTAGATTGCTAGAGGAAATTATTGATAAAAGTGGTCTAAAACGTGGGAAAATAGCATCTGAACTTGAATTGTCTTATTCTGCTTTGAATAAAAAAATTAATAATCAGGTTAGTTTTAAAGCAAATGAGATTCAAAAGCTTTGTGAAGTATTAAGTATTACAGATTTAAGATTAAAAGATGATATTTTTTTTGCTGAAAATGTTGACTAAATGCCAACAAAAACAGAAAGCGAGGTGCGAAGATGAAAATTCTTAGCGATGAAGTGGAGGTTATTGATTTATCAAAAATATTTCCCCCAGCTGGTCAGCGATTATTAAATTTTGATGCTACTAAGCTCAGTAACGATATTCTCAAAGTACTTGTGGCAAACAAATTTACTTTAGAAGAAATGGAACTTGTTTTTACTTTGGTTAGATATAGACTTACTGGAAAACTAATTTTCCCCAATGATTATATTGAGCAGCAATGGCTTGATTACACCAAGGCCGTAGCTGCCGATTAGAAGTAATTCAGGTTTTAATTTTGACTAAACAGAAAGCGAGGACTTAATTATGTCAAAAATTATCAAAAGAAAAGTAAAAGTTATTATTCGAGATGGTGGTGGTGCGTTGATGATATTTTATCCACCTGACAATAATGATGGGGATTGGTTTAAAACGTTCCACTATCTTTCTCTGAATGAAATCAAGGCTCTAGATATTCGTCCGGATGATGTTATATCTCTCGAAGCGGAAGGTCTAAATAAGTACAAACTTCTTGGGGTGGATCTGACGGCAAGGGGCTCAGAGCTGTGTAAATGCGAGACTGAAGTTCGACCGGTTCTAACTAAACCTAAAGAATTGAATATGCATGAACGCATCAATCTCGCACGTTCAGCAATCACCGGGCTAAATTTACGTAGTGCAAATAAACTATTTGATGATATCCTTCTTGCTGCCCGAGAAGAAGCCAAAATTCCGGCTCCGGAAGGGAGTGATACCGATGGCAGTACAAAGAACGTTGGAAGTAGTAAATCCTGAAGCTTTACGAACCGATTATGCTTTCCGCGTATTGGCCAGAATTGCAGTGAGATATGCGTTTGAGAATCATTTATTTGATGACGTTGTGGAGGTTGATAATAGTGAGCAAAAAACGAAAGTGCTCGATTTGCGGCCGAGATCTGACAGGGAAAAATTTCGTCAAAATATGGGACGAAAGTCAGAAGAAAACAGTGATTGTCTGCAGAGACGACAGGAGCTGTTACGGATCCAAGATGCTTAGAAACTATAAAACGAGGTGATTATTTTGAAAAACAAAGGTGCTAATCGTATTCATCGCAGGAAGTCTGCTAAAAATTTGAAATTAAGTCAATTGCAACAAATTTGGTACAGTATGGATGCCAAGTGTGTTTTGGATCCAATGGCCCAACGTAAACGTTTGATGCAATTTATTATGCGTAATGTTTTTGGGGGTGCTCAAATATGAGATATACAGACGGTGAGAGGATATATTTTGTTGAGCATAATTTTTTTGATAATGAATGGAATATTTTTTATCAAAAGATTGGTGGAAAAGAAAAACGGTTAAGGTATCGCGGACCAGAGGGTATTTGGTCGGAGAGTCGGGAAAAGGCAGAAAAAAATCTCGTTAAAGCGGCCAAGCGACATAAATGGTTAAAGGTGGTAGAGAATGATGAGTGCTGCTAAAAATGGAAAAAGCCCTGGCGGCTGCGGGAACAGTCAACCAGGGCAAAACGTAAGAAAAGTATGCGAACCCTCTTACGCCCCTATTATAGCATGTATTACTGCAGCTTTCATCATTGAGCTTTGCTTGCTGTGGTTTTTCTTCAGCTCGGTACCGGTGATCACAACCTATGTTCCGTATACCGTACAACGTAATGATACGTTGTGGGATATTGCAAAAAAATTTGCTCCGGAAGAAATGGATCTGCGTGAGTATATTCAGATCCTGCAAGAAGAAAACAAGGATAGTGGCATATCAAAAGGGATGCCGGTAGCTAGTGGAGAGCATTTGATGTTACCGATGATTGAATATAGGCAAAGGGGGCAAGTGCTATGGCAGAAAAACGACTGACTGTTAAAGTTAAAAATATCAAAAATTACGGAAGCGGCGATGAGGTAACATTCGACCGTCCAATCAAGATTAAGAATAGACGCTTTGATCGCTGGTATTTAATAGATCGTCATAGAGATAATGTTAGCATTGGTGATGCTTTAGTTTTTAATGTTACTAACGAAGGAATTTATTTAAAGAAGGTGGTTAACGTATGAAAATCAAAAGGCTTAAACTGACCAATTTCAAGGGTCATCGTGAGTTTATGATTGATTTTTCAGAAACGGTGACTAATATTTTCGGTGCCAATGGTACCGGAAAAACATCGATCAAAGACGCTTTTTTCTGGCTTCTGACTGGTAAGGATAGCTATGGTCGCCAAGATGTTGATTTCAGACCTTTTGACGAAAAGGGACAACCTGTTCATGACGTTGATGTAACAGTTGAAGCTGTTCTTGATATTTTAGGAGTGGAATATACTTTGACGCGAGTATTGCGAGAGGATTGGTCGACCTCGACGGGAACGGCGCCGAAGAAATTGCGCGGGAACACAACCTTGTATTTTATTGATGGTGCGCCAAAAAAGGCAGGGCAGTTTGACACTTGGGTACAGGAATATGTGAATTTAGACTTGCTGCGCTTGACGAGTGATCCAGCCTATTTTCCAGGTTTGCATTGGAAGGAGCAGCGGGAAGAAATCATGGCGTTGGGCGGTGAAGTTACGGCTACCGATATTATTGCAGAAAAGCCGGAGCTTGAAGAGATCCGAACGGCGGTAGAGAAACATGGTCTTACAGATTTTGCTAACATCGTCCAAAAAGACCTGGACATGCATATTAAAACTATCAATGAAGCCAAGATTAGGATCGATGAAGCCAGTAAAGCATTAACCGGACTTGATGATATTAAGGTTTTGGAAGAACAGGCCAGGGAACGTATTTTATTGGCACAGAAGCCTGTTGACGAACTATTAGAAGAACGTGCAGCTATTGTCAGTGGTACTGCAGTAAAAAATATTACCGATCAAAATTCAGCTCTTGAAGCAAAGATGGAAGAAATTAAAGCCAAACATCGGGAATTGATTGCTGAGGTCAAAAAGCCGTATTTAGAAAAAATGGCCATTCTGGACAGTGACGTCGTAAATGCGGCCGAACGTGTACGACCTCTGCGGCAGCAGTATCGTATCAGTGAAGATCGTATTAAAAATATTGATAAAACTCTTGAAGGGTTGCGGAAGCAATGGGCTGAAATCGATGAAGAAATCTTTGACGAGACAGAATGTCCGTGTTGCCATCGTCCATATGATGCTGGAATGACAGGTAAAATGCTGGAAGAGTTCAACGTGCGTAAAAGTCAAAGTTTAGGTGATATTGATGCAGAAGGGCAGAAACTGAGCGAGGAAAAAAGAAAACTGGTTGAAGAAAACCGGAAGCTGTTAATTGAAATCAATAAGTATTCTGGCTTAGAGGTTGAAGCTCCAGCTTTAAAACGGGAAATTATAGATGCAATGGCAGCTGCAGTAAGCAAAGCCAGGCCGCTTGAAGCAATGGAAGGATTCTTGAATGTTCGTGATCGAGTTGATTTGAATAAACGAAAATTGGAAGAACTCCAGCTTGACGTAAAGGTACAGCTCCGGATTATCGATGACAAGTTAGAGCCTTATCAGAAAGCATTGTCTGCTGCAAACGAAACTTTGGCCAAGATCAAAACCGAATCCGAAGTTCGTGAGCGGATTGCAAGATTGACGGCAGAGCGTGATACAGCTCGTCATCTTGTCGATGATCTGCAGCGTAAAAAATCGTTGGTTAAGTTGTGGAGCACTACTGCTGCGGAATTAGGTACTGCACATACAAACGGAATGTTTAAGTTTGTCAGCTTCAGGCTTTTCACAAAAACCTTATCGACCGATGATATCAAGGAAACCTGTGAGTTGATGATGAATGGTGTTCCGTATCGTAATTTGTCAACTGCGGAAAAAATTATTGCCGGTATCGATGTTATCAATGCGATCAGCTCGGCCAGGAAGGTAAGTAATCCGATTTTCGTTGATAATCGCGAAAGTGTAGTGCAGCTTCCGGAATGTCCAGAGCAGGTTATTAATCTAATCGTAAGCGGCACTGATAAAGAGATTAGGGTGGTGAGAGAATGACGACGGTTGAGATATGTGCAGCATGTATTTTGATAGTATCCGTAATGGCCATGATCTCGATCCTGAAAACGGGGAGAGAATGTTATAAATCGACGGGAGCTGTTCAGGATTGGGTCGTTGATGTTCCGTCGGTAAACCGTCCGGATCCGGCAAATGCTCAAATCGTTTGGCAATCCGAAGTGCCGGTATATTTTGTGGATCCTGAAACAGGGATGGTGTTAAGTGGTATTTTCGTGGGTGGAAATGTAGACCGGGCTGTGGTGAAGGTGAATTCAAGCATTACTCCAGGGCCAAAATATAAAATCGTAGTGGTTAAGTATGCTGATGTTTTTCAAAAAGTTAAGAAAGAAGGTATGGAAAATGACTGAAGAAAAAAATGATCAAAATGTTGTTCCTGTCGAAAATTATGAAGTGACATCAAAAACTATTAAGGGGATAGCTGCACTTGCAAGAAAGGCAGAACGTTATGCAAATTCGTTATTCGTTCCGGAAGTTTTTAGGGGGAAACCTGATGATATCTTTGCTGCGCTTTGCGCTGCAGAACGGTTAGGAATTGATGAGTTTGGACTAATGCAAAGCGCATATGTTGTCTATGGGAAAATTGCCTTCTCAACTCAATTTAAGATTGGCGCATTTAATAGTTGCGGCAAATATGAAAGTTTACAATATGAGTTTTTTGGTACCGTAAATACTGATAGTTGGGGCTGCCGTGCTTGGTGTATTGAAAAAAGAAGTGCGAATAAAATAGTTGGTCCTTCTGTGACAATAAAAATGGCAAAAGATGAAGGCTGGTATGGGAAAAAGGGGAGTAAGTGGCAGACTCTTCCAGAGCTTATGCTTCGGTATCGTGCGGCCAGCTTTCTGATTAGCACAACGGCGCCTGAATTATTACTTGGCTTTCAAACATCAGAAGAAGTTATTGATACTATCGATGTAACAGCGACTGCAAATGGAACGTTGGACCAAAAGGTAACGGAAGCACAAGCACTTATTGCCACTACTCCAGTAACTACCGTTGATATGCCGGCACCGGCTATCAAAGTACAAAGTGAGTCTGAAAGAGTATCTGTAGCTGTAGCCCCAGAAACGAAAGTAGCGCAGAAAAGGCAACCTTCGTTCTGATGATTGAAGTAAAAGTTTTCAACAGCAGCTCAAATGGAAACTGCTACCGCTTAATTAGCGGTAGCAGTCAGCTGCTTATAGAAGCGGGGATAAAACTTAGCGATATCAGAAAGAAAACCGGACACCAGTTGGGGCGATTGGATGGTGTGCTGGTTTCTCACGAACATGGAGATCACGCCAAAAGTGTTATGCAGCTGATTGATAACGGAGTTGCGGTTTATATGTCGGAAGGGACGAAAGCGGCCCTTGGCGATGCTGCAAAATATGCTGAGGTAGTTCCGCCCTGATAAGATAAAAAACATCGGCAAATGGCGAATTCAGCCTTTTAGGACGCAACATGATGCAGCGGAGCCGCTGGGATTTGTTATTGAGGATGGCGAAGATAGGCTGCTTTTTGCGACGGACACTTTCTTTTTGCCGTATAAATTTTTAAATTTAACTCAAATTATGGTCGAGTGCAATTATGCGCTCGATATTCTCGATAAAAATCTTTTGAGCGGTAGGGTTACTCAATCGCAGGCCAAGCGGTTATTAACAAGCCATTTTAGCCTGCATAATTTGAAATCGTATTTAAGGGATCAGGACCTGTCTCGAGTCAAGGTTATTTATCTAATGCATATATCAAGCGTTAACGGAGATCAGGAACGGTTTAAAAAAGAGATCCAGTCTGTAACTGGAAAACCAGTAAAAATTTGTGAAGCGTAAGGAGTGGGAACAATGACTACTGTACAAAGTATTGCGCAATTTAATAAGAATCGTGAATCTGCTCGTCAGGAGCAGGAAGAATTTTTGTCCAGTGAAGAAGTCTGCGAGGATGAACCACTGAAAGGTGATTTTTCCAGTGTAAAAAAAGAATTTTCAGATCAGCATCCTGAAGATGTAGTTGTTTTACCTGAATTCGGTGGGAAGTACAAAATTGTAAATAATATTTATACCCCGTTGGCTAAGGCATTATGGGAGAAATTCAAAGAATTGCAGGGCTGTAATCCTTCAGCTATTTTGTTTGTGAAAATCGAAGAAGGTAAAAAAACATCGTGCAAAAAACCGGTATTTATGGATATCGGAGTTTTATCGCAGCAATGGCAAGAAATTATAAACCAGATGTCAAAGCGTAATTTTACTCATGTCATCAGGATCTATGAGGGGAATATTGATAAATACCAGCAGAGCTTCGAACATTGTTTAGTGCATTTATATAACGAAATGCGCAAAATCAGCCCTGATGGCAGTTTAAGAAATTATGATGTACAAGGCTTTACTGAGGTTATCAGTAACCTTAAATATGGTTGGGATAAGCCAGAATCGATATTGCCGAACCTTATTGAAGCTGGTGACTGGTTGTCGATGAAGAACCGGCAGGGAACATTACCTTTTGGAGAAGATCGCAGCGGCGAAAATATCGAAGCGAAAAAATTTTGATTACGGAGGCATAGATCATCATGGCACGGGCGAAAAAAATAGGCGTCGATTACTATAGCCACGATGTTGGCGCTCAAAAAAAGCAAACTGTAAAAGCATTACGCTCACGCTTCGGCAATGATGGCTATGCCTTTTGGTTTATATTGCTGGAATTGCTTGGTGAACGAGAGGGCTTGTATATGGATTGCAGCGATGAAACGACCTGGATATATTTGTGCACAGAGGTCATGATCGACGAAGATAAGGTGACAGATATGTTAAATTTCTTAGGGCGATTGGGTGCTATTGATAAAGACCTCTGGGCTGTGGATAAAATTATCTGGTGCCAGAATTTTACAGATCGACTTGCAGGTGTTTTTGAGAAAAGAAAGCTTACAAAACCTGAAAAACCGATCTCTAAAATGGTTTCTGCAACGAAAACAAATATTTCCGCACCAGAAATGCCTATTTCCGCACCAGAAATGCCTATTTCTGCAACAGAAATGCGACAAAGTAAAGTAAAGGAAAGTAAAGTAAAGAATAGTAAAGTAAATACTACGTTAGAAGTAGATACTACCCCTGTGGATAACTCTGACGATGGATCGGTTGACGGATTGGATTTTGATAATAATTTAATCCCAAAACAAGAAGCGGTGGTTAGCGTTATGCCAGTAGCCGAAGAAGTAGATTGTTTTTGGGATGTGTTCAAAACGGTATATCCACGGAAACGCGGGATAAGTGTACCTATGGCGAAGGATGCGCTGCGAAAGTTTCTTGAGTATGGCGGCGATCAGGCTGACTTGATTGCCGCGGCAGTGAAGTATGGACGAATAGTAGCCGAGAGTAAGACTGAAGAGCAGTTCATGAAAACACCACATGTTTTTGCTGGCGGCTATTTTAAAACCTTTGTGCCAAAGTACCGACGGAATTGTCCTGCGTGTCACGGAGAAGGTTTTGTTGAGGGTCCTGACGGGAACATGGTGGAGTGCTGCTGCGTAGATAGATACAAGGAGTGGAAGGCATGAGTAAACCAAAATATAAAAAAGGGCGATTGATAACCAGTCTTGATGAATTGGTAAAACAGCCTGTTATTTGGTACCAGTTTGGCATAGGGCATAAAGTTTTGGCCAAAGGTTGGTTCTTAAGTTTCCAGGTGAATTTTATTTACAATCAAATTCTGGGGAAGCGTATATATACTGCAGAACTCATAGAAGGCGGTGACTGTGATGAAGAAAAGCCCGTGCAAGGGATGCCCGAACAGGCACGCTGCCTGCTGGGACAACTGTGAAAAATTTAAAGTTTTCAAAGCGGAGTCCGATAAGGTGAATGCTGGACGACGCGAATATAACAAGAAGCTTAACGAACATTTTGTTGATATTGTTCGAGCTCAAAAGAGAGGCGGAAGGATAAAATGACTAAAGCTGAATTGGTTAAGGCAATAAAATTTTTACCTGATGATACTGAAATTTTTATATCTGGTGATTACGCTGAACTGAATTTACTTGCATGGGAGAAAGTGGATAAGGTCGTTATTGAACGAACAAGTTCAAACACAGTAATTTTTTTGTTACCCTAATTTTTAAGTTAAACAGGCCGCTCGCTACTGTCTCGGCGTGCTATATACAAGCAATGTATCACATTTGGGAAGTATGCCCTGCGGAGGTGATTAGCCCGCAGGGGCGGCCTTTTAATATAAGTTTGGAGTGGTTAAATGTGAAACCTTTGGATATAAAAGCCATGATGGCAATGATTAAAGATGAGCCGGAGGATAAATATATACCGGTATTAAAGCCGGTACTTCTGCAGGCTTTGACGGAAATCAAACAGTTGCGCCGAAAAAACAGCCAGCTTGGCGGTAAAGTTGCCCGGTTGCGGAGAGAAAATAGTGTGATTAAGGAAAGTATAAGTAAATAACGATAGCGAAAGGAAGATTGATTATGATAAAAAATATAGAAATATCAAGAATACGTCCGCATTACAATAATCCTCGAAAAGAGCTTGGGGATCTCACCGAGCTCGCAGAAAGTATTAAGAAAACTGGTATTCTGCAGAATTTAACGGTTGTGCCTTGGTTTTCAAGTACTGGAGTTGGAGCAGAGGATCCGACAATACAAGAAGAAATGGGTTATATTGCTGTTATTGGTCATCGGCGCCTTGCTGCTGCTAAACTTGCTGGTTTGAAAGAAGTTCCGTGCGTTATATCGGATATGAGCTATAGCGAACAAATTGCGACAATGCTTCTGGAAAATATGCAGCGTAATGATTTAACTTTGTATGAGCAGGCTGAAGGGTTTCAGATGATGCTGGATCTTGGTGAGAGTATAGGAGATATTTCAGAAAAGACTGGGCTTTCAACGACTACCGTTCGGCGTAGAGTAAAACTTTTGGATCTAGATAAAGAAAAGTTTCGGCAATCAGTTGAGCGTGGGGCAACCTTAAGCGATTACATTGAGTTGGAGAAAATAGAAGATGTTGATCTGAAAAACAGTGTGCTCGAAGCGATTGGTACAGCTAATTTTAAATGGAAATTGCAGAGTGCCATTGATAAAGAACAAGCAAATAAAAATAGAGAAGTTCTAATTGCTGAACTGGCAAAATTTGCAAAACCAGTTGATGATACAGATGGTTTGCAATACATTCGTGGTTATTATGAATATGAACTTAGGCAGAAAAATTTTACTGTAGAAAAGCGAGATGATGCCGAATCTGTAGAGTATTTTTATAAAGTTGCAAATGGCGATGTTGTGTTATATACAAAGCAAAATGATGTTTCTCAAAATGATGAAGGATTAAATACTGAAAGAGTTGAAAGAGCTAGACGCAACAAGGCACTAAAAGCCATAACAAAACGGGCGTATCAACTTAGGGGTACTTTTGTAAAAGAAATTTCCAATGCGGTTGCTAAAAAGGAACTAACCACCATCATTGAGTATAATATGGCTCCTATGATCTGGTCGTTCCATTCCTGTTCACCTGACATCGAAGACTATACTGATTTTATTGGTGAGAATCCCATCATCAAAGATGCGGCAAAGGAAGATGACATAATGGCCGCTTTTATAAAAAATAAGATTGCTGCAGAACCAGAAAAAAGTTTACTGAATGTTACATGGCTTATGTTGGACAGCGAATACGAAAACTATTACGACTGGAATGAGCAGTATCGTTGTAATAAACAACTTGATTTGATATATGAGTTTTTAGAAAAATTGGGCTACGAAATATCCGAAGAAGAATTGGCACTAAAAAATGGCACGCATGAACTTTTTGCACCGGTAGGCGGTAAAGAAAAATGATTACTAATTTTAGAATGATCGTCTGCCGGGAGTGCGGTGAGCAAATTTTCTTTATTCGTACTCAAAGCGGTGCAAAAATGCCGGTCAATAAAGACCAGGTTGGATATACTCTTGGCGGAAAAGAACGTATTGTAACGCCTAATGGTGAGATTCTTGCGGTTACAATTACAGATCATCCTGAATCAGGACTTGGCTATGTACCGCATTGGAGTACCTGCAGTGGAGCAAACAGAGCCCAAAAAGTATCACCGGTAGCGAAGTCTAAAAAGAAAAATGTTCCGGAAGAAAGCTTATTTTGACCGAGGAGAGATAATGATGGCTGAATTAACGATAATGATACCAGGCGAGCCTTGTGCGCAAGGCCGCCCACGATTTAGCACAGCTGGCGGGTTTGTAAAAGCGTATGATCCAGTCAAAAGCAGAAATTATAAAGCATTCGTCAGGATGATAGCGCAAAAAGAGATTGATAAACAAGGCTGGAAATACACAGAATTGCCGTTGACGGTCACCATTACGGCTTATGCAAGTATTCCGTCAAGTAAGTCAAAAAAATTTAAGCAGGCGGCTATTGAGGGGATTGAACGCCCAGCAAAGAAACCTGATCCTGATAATATTTTCAAATGCCTAACTGATGCTCTTAGCGACGTCGCTTACAAGGATGATAAACAGATTGTAGATGCTAGAATTCACAAATGGTATGCTGAAGTTCCGAGAGTAGAGGTAAGGATCAAAATCATTTAAAAACGGTGAAGCCAGCACATGGAAAACGGAGGACGGTAGTCGTGCGAAAAGAAACAAGAAAATATTTATGTGCGGAACTGCGCGACTACCAGCAATCCGTTAATGAGCTGCTGCGGCTCCGGGATAGAATGGAAATGCTGCAGTATCCGGCTTATCGAGCTGACTGCGGCAGTAAAAAAGCAGCTTACATTGAAACCAGGATTGCTATGCTGCAGGAAATTGTCGGAGCAATTGATTCACTTCGGAGAGAGATTTCGGAAGAGGACGAGAAGTTGCTGCAGTTAAAGTTTTGGGCACCACGGCCGCGTATGACTGATAACCAGATTGCAAAAGAAATGGGACTCAGTCGTTCTCAGTTTTATCGCCGATTGAATTGCATATGCTTGGAGTTGGGGCATAAGCTTGGTACCGATTTATAGGAGCAGAAATGCTCCTTTTTTATTTTTGCGGTATAATGTATTTGAGGTGATATTGTGATTAAAGAAGAAAGTTTTTTTGAAAAGACGTGTAGTATCGGTAAAGATGTCAGTGTTGCTTTAATTACTTCCGTAAATCCATTGGCGAATGCTATTTATCAAGTATTAGCAAAACAAGAAATGAAAAACTTTTTATACTTTGTTGAAAAGTTGCAGGAAAAAGTTGAATCTTTAGAGGAAAATTTAAGGAGATTGGCATTTGAATGTGGTAAGAGTGAAAGAGGCGGTGCTTTTTATAAATATTCTTTTCAAAGAGTAGGGAAAACAAGTAGGAAAGAGCAAATTGAGCAAATTATATCTATAATAATTACTTGCTTTACTAGCAATATTATTACAGAAGATGATGCTGAAATATTAGTTGATATAGTAAGCGATTTGAGTGTTAGGGAGGAAAGATTTCTATGTGAATTATATGAAAAGCTTATAGAAATTGACTGGGCATGTGAAGAAGAGCGAGACTCAAGAGAAACCTGGAAATTTGACGATCCGTTTTTTAGGATTGAGAATAGGTTAGAACCTCAGGAACAGGAACCAATATTTAATAGATTGATTGCAAAAGGATTGCTAGTAAATCTAAATACGACTACATTTTTTGCATCTGAGCAGGATCCATTGCTTAAAAGTTATGAATTTACTAAGCTTGGCAAATTGTTAGTGAAAGTGATTTACGGAAGATAAAACGAATAATAATCCATGAAATTTAGATTAATTTCATGGATTATTTTTTTATTAATATGGTTTTAGAGGTGATAAAAATGTCGGATATAAAAATTATGTGTTCTTATGATAAGCTCGTGGATCCATATGAACTTATTGAAAATCCCAAGAATCCGAATCGGCATCCAGAGAAACAAATTGAGATATTGGCCAAGTTGATAAAATCACAAGGATTCAGACGGCCGATTGTGGTCAGCAATAGATCGGGATTCGTTACAGTCGGCCATGGTCGGCTGCTGGCAGCGAAATATTTGGAAATGGAAACTGTGCCGGTAGATTACCAGGACTATGAAAGTGAAGCCAAGGAATGGGCTGATATGGTTGCTGATAATAAAGTGGCCGAGTTTGCGGAATTCGATAACAGTGTTTTATCGGATATGCTTCAGGACTTGGATGATTTTGACGAAGAACTTTTCGGCATGGCGCAGGATGACATTGATAAAATTATGGGTCGTGTCGAACGGGCAGTACAGCAAAATAATACGCAGGAAATCGACATTGGTAAATTTGATGATGAGAAATTTGAACATACTTGCCCCAGGTGCGGGTTTAAATTTTGATCATGGCAGAGTTTTCTTATAAATGGGATCTGGCAAACATAGTCCAGGATAAAAAACATATCAAAGTTTTTAGCTGTTTTTCCTGCGGTGGCGGTTCTACTATGGGATATAAAAGAGCTGGTTTTGATGTCATTGGAAATGTTGAGATTGATCCTAAAATCAATGCAATGTATGTGAAAAATCACCAACCAAAGTTTAATTACTGTATGGACCTGCGCGATTTCAATAAACTGAAGGAGCTTCCTGAAGAACTTTTTTCTTTAGACATTTTGGATGGTTCTCCGCCGTGTAGCACGTTTTCTATGGCTGGGTTGCGAGAACGGGCATGGAATAAGGAAAAAGTATTTAGGGAAGGCCAGAAGCGTCAGAGATTGGATGACTTGTTTTTTGTATTTTTAGAAACTGTGGCAAAGCTGAAGCCTAAAATTGTTATTGCTGAAAATGTCATGGGTATAGTCAAGGGCAATGCGAAAGGTTATGTCAATGAAATAATTGCCGAATTTCACAAAATAGGATATCGTGTGCAGCTGTTTCAATTAGATGCTGCGTTTATGGATGTTCCGAGCAAACGGGAACGTGTATTTTTTATCGCGACAAATCAGGATCATAAACCGCTTGTATTGAATTTTAACAGACCGAAGGTATACTTTGCTAAAGTACGAAGTAAAAACGGCGTAGAGGTCAATCCTGCCAGCAGAACAGGGATGTTATTAAAGCATCGACAGCCGTCTGATCATAGTTTAGGTGATATAAACAAAAGACTTATCGGCCGGAATACCAGTTTTAACGATACAATAGTTCAGGATGACAGAGTTTGTAGTACGATATCATCGTCAGGAATGTTGTTCCGGATGTGTGACGGCAAGCGGTTTAGCAGTAGTGATTTTATAAATTGCCAAACGTTCCCACAGGATTATGATTTTGATGGTATGAACGTGCAGTATGTTTGCGGAATGAGTGTACCACCGAATATGATGGCGCATATTGCAACAGAAATTTATGAGCAATGGCTGAATGTTTTAACAATTCTGTTATAATATATATAACTATATATATTAGGTGGTTTGACATGGATTATAATGGTGTTGCTAAGGTACAACATTATGTACCACAATTTTTACTGAGAAATTTTGGTGTTGGTAAAAAGCGTAAATTTTATGTGTATGATAAAGCAAATAACAAAATATTTTCTACAACTTCAAAGAATATTGCCTGTGAAAGCAGATTTTATGATTTTGAAGTTAAAGTTGATAACTCTTCTATATCAGGTACAATAGAACATAAATTATCTGACATTGAATGTAATGCACAATCAGCACTGAAAAAAATTATTGATTCTGATAATCTGAGTGTTATGACAGATGAGGACAAAAGAAATATATCGATGTTTTTAGCAGCTCAAGTTGTGAGAACAAAAAATTCAAGGATAAATTGGGAAAATTTACCTGTTTTATTTAGAGATGAAATTGAGCGTAGATTTCCTAGTTGTAATTTTGGTGATGAGTTAAAGGAGTATATCGAAGACATTGATACAAAAAGAAAAAATTTTGATTTTGACATGTTTGTGGCTAAAGCCACAGAAGAGTTTGCTGGTTTATTTTACGAAAAAGTATGGATTTGGGGTATAAATGATTCGAAAAAGCCTTTTTTTATAAGCGATGATCCAGTAGTTGTCTATAATCATTATCAGAAAGTCACTCCCTTTTTTAATCCTCATGGATTTGGGGTGCTGGGAGCGGACACATATTTGCCAATTACTTCTAATAGAATTTTATGGCTTGCGTGTCCTGTTAAAAGTAAAGAAATGCAAAATGTATATGAAAGTAACGAAACATTGATAAAAGTAAATAGGATTTTCTCTGGGAATATCAATAATTTTAAATCTATAGAAAATCTTTATATTGCTATTACTAAAATGCAGCCAATTGATTTCGAGGAAGATAATATTAAATTTGTAAATAGTCTGCAAGTTATGGGTGCGGAACGATATATAATATCTAGGAGTGATGACTTCACTTTTGCTGAAAAAATATTAAAAGAGCATCCAGAATATAAACAAGGAAAAAGAATAATAATAAATTAATATATTTTGAGATGCAAGTATAAAATAACAGGAATTACTATCTTTATTTTTAAGATAGTAATTCCTGTTATTTTATTTGGTGACGTTTTTGTCCCGCAAAGATGCGACACTTATGCGACTTTTTGGGGGTTGATGTACTTGTATCGGCCTTGTTAATGGTTCAAAATTATATATAGAAGGATGAAAAACCGCTCTACAAGCGGGAATAGACTGTCCTTTTATAAAAAACAAAAATTCTGCAAAAATCGAATTTTCTCGATTTGAAGAAAATTTAGGTGATGCGATGTCGAAACCACAGGATCCGAAAATTGAAGAGGTTATGGAGTCGCTCAAAAAGAACGCGACAGGTTATGAAGTTACTGAAACAGTAATTGAAAAAGGTCCTGTTGGAGCGCCGAAAGCAAAGCAGCGAAAGAAGCATGTTCGTGGTGATCCGAAGGCTGCTAAAGCATTCTTGGAGCTGCAGGCGAAATTTGATAAAAGTGACGATGAAGCTCCGCAGGTAAACTGGCTGGAAATAACTCCAGATGAGCGCCTACTGTTAAAATCCTCAAAGGTCTGTGAAATTATGCAGATATCGGATAAGACGCTTAGTGCTTGGGAGAAGAAGGGCGCACCGAAGGAAAAGCGTGGTTGGTGGGATATTGCAGCGCTGGTAAATTGGCGCGGGCGAGCTGTTGGGATTCAGGGTGGTCCAGGAGCTGAAGCTGATAAACTGGCTGCAGATACTCGGCTGAAACAGGCCAGAGCAGCTATAGCAGAGCAGGAACTGAGGATAAAAAGCGGGAAGCTGATCTCTGTTGTGTTGGTTGAAGAGCGTCTAACGGAAGCGTTTGGTAGTATCAGAACCAGCATGATGGCGATCGCTGATCATGTTATGACTGAAATTTACAGTCAATATCCGGAACTGGCGCCACAGGTTAGGGGGTTGATTGATACCTATGTTAGAGAGGGGCTCAAAGAAGTTGCTGATAGCGGAAGATTCTGCGCTCCGGCATCAAGACGACCTGCTAAAAAAACAGGTGGACGCCCTAGAAGAGGTTCTTAAAAGGGTATTTCAAAAAATAAAGCCCGATGAGCCGATGACAGTGAGTCAGTGGGCGGCTAAAAATCGCTATATGAGCAGCGAAGAAACCAGCCGGCCAGGGCCGTGGCGAAATGAGATCGTTCCATATTTGGTAGATATCATGGATGCTTTTAACCGCGAAGGTGTCGAAAAAATTATCTTTCTGAAACCGACTCAGGTCGGCGGTACCGAGTGCGGCATTAATATTGTCGGGTCGATAATCGATCAGAGACCGGGACGTATTATTTATGTTCTGCCAGACGATGAAACACTGAAAGAGTTTTCGGCTGATCGGTTGCAGAAGGTTCTTGAAAGTAATCGGTGTTTCGACGGCAAATATCAGCGCGGCGACAGTAAAGATACAATGCTGCGATTTGCCGGCGGCTTTTGTAAATTTGGCAGTGCCAGGTCGCCAATGGATTTGGCTTCGTGGTCATCGCCTACGGTTATTATGGACGAAATCGATAAATACGTTAAGATCGCCGGTAAAGAAGCCAGCCCTTTGAAGCTGGCGGAAGAACGTGCCAAGAACTGGCCGGGCCGGAGAAAATTGTTTTTCTGGTCAACGCCAACGTTAAAAACGGGACAGATCTATCAGCTGTATGAAGCAGCGGACGTGCGGTATGAATATCAGGTGCCGTGTCCGTTCTGCGGCGAGATGCAGCCGCTGAAATGGGAGCATGTAAAGTTTGATTCTAAGCAGGAAGCGACCTATGTAGAAGAACATACACATTATGAGTGCGTTCAATGTCATGAGCATATTACTGATAAATACAAGCCTGATATGTTGGTGCAGGGGAAATGGGTACCACTTAACGAGGTAGAAGGAAAGCCGCGCAGTATTGCCTATGGATTGAACTCGTTGTATTCGCCCTGGGTAACTTTTGGGCAGATGGCAGCTGAATTCATTCGCTCAAAAGATGATCCGCTGCAGCTTAAGAACTTTGTTAATTCTTGGCTGGGCGAACCGTGGGAAAGCAAGTCTGCTGTTATGGATGTGGATATCGTGCTGCAGCATAAGACCGAATGCCCAATGTTCATCGTTCCCAGCTGGGCGCAGTTATTGACCGGCGCCGTGGACGTGCAGAAAGGTCATTTTTATTGGGAAATCCACGCATGGGGACCAGGCGTAACAAGTCAGGTTTTAGGCTACGGCAAGGTAACTACGTGGGAAGACATCAATACGGTTATGTCAACGCTTTATCCAGGCGAAGACGGCCGAAGTCAATACCGGGTATGCATCTATGGTATCGATGCAGGCTATCGTACTGAAGAAGTTTACGATTATTGTTGGCAACATCAAGGAGTAGCGTTTCCGGTTAAAGGCAGTAGTACCCAGATGGCCGCGTATCTTCGAGCAACTAATATCGAACCGAGATCTCCAGGGAAAATGCCGCTGCAGTTATGGTTGGTCAATACCGACCAGTATAAAAACGATATCGCCACACGGATCGGTACTCCGATAGGGCGCAGCTCATGGATGTTAAATGCCGATTGCAGCAGGGAATTTGCAGAGCACATAACATCAGAGCACCGAATAGTAGACGATAAAGGGCGGGAAAAATGGGAGCTAAAAACCAGCGCCAAGCAGAACCACTGGTGGGATTGCTGCGTGTATGCTTTCGCTGTCGCTGACCTAGTCAATATGAGGGCGCTGCAGGAACGCATTATCGAAGAACAGGCTGATACAGCTGCCGAAGATGAGGAATTAGCTATTCCAGAACCGGGTTTTACAATTTAGGGGGATTATATGGACATCGAAACTTTGAACCAAAGGCTGGCCGATGTGGATGCTGCTATATCCAACGTTATGAAGGGCGGGCAAGTTATTCAAACCAGAAACGGTAAGGTACAGCAGGCTAGTTTAAGTGAATTAAGAGCTGAGCGTGCTGCGCTTGAGCAGCAGATAGCCGAATTTAATGCAAGCGGTCGCAGCGAGTATTTTGGAACGCCGCTGACATACTACGGAAGGAGATAGAAGGTTGACGAATAATCAGAGAAATCCTACTTTTGCAGAGCGCATAGATAACTTTATCGGGTTCTTTTCTCCGCGATGGGCCTTCCAGCGGAAGGCGCATCGAATAGCCTTACGTGGCGCTGATGCTTATGAGAATGTTCCAACGTGGCGGAATTCTGCCGGGTGGTATCCGACAGATGGAAGCGCTGAGGCTTTAAATTCTCCGAACCGGGATCTGGCCAGAAGAAAAGCACGTCATCTGGAACGGAATTCAGAGATCGTCAACAGTATTTTGAATGCCTTTGAACGCAATGTCGTTGGCAAGGGATTCAACCTGCAGGTCAGGACAGAAGATCAGGACTGGAATAATCTCCTTGAAGAACTTTGGTCCGAATTTAGCCGACCGGGTAACTGTGACGTATCAGGTAAATTTTCACTGAATGAGATCCTCAGAATGATAGTGCGCCGGCGGTTGGTTGATGGCGGGATTTTGGCTATAAAAGTTATCAATAACGATATGCGGATTCCATATCAAATTCAGCTGGCAGAGGTGGACGAGCTGGAAGGACCTGCTGCATTACGATCACCGCAGGGAAATGCTATAGTCGGCGGTATCGAGGTGAGCGATGCCGGCAAGCCGCTGTCGTATTACTTACGAAAAAATAGCTTTGAAACTTTCGTGCAATTGGAACCGGAACGTATCGAAGCGAAACGAGTTTATTTCTTGGCTGATCATAGCCGGCCAAGTGAAGTGCGGGAAATGACGCCGCTGGTCAGGACGCTGGATAAAATTCACGACTTGGACGAATTTTTTGAGGCGGTGGCATTTAAGCAAAAAATAAATGCGGCAATAGCTGTATGGATTACCACCGCTAAAGATGCTGCGCCGACTGTGGGAAACTCTCTTGTAGCGACAGGCAGCAGTGATAGCGGCAAAGCTGCCGGAAGTAAGCGTATCGTTCCCGGCTCGGTCAATAAATTAAAGCCAGGCGAGGATGTTAAAACACTAGTTCCTAGCGGGCAGAGCAGCGAACTCGCAGACTATAATCTGGCTATGCTGCGACAAATTTCTGCGGGACATGGCCTGTCTTATGAAATGGTCAGCCGTGATGTTAGCCAGGTCAACTATTCCAGCGCCCGGCAGAATCTACTGGAAGATTGGAAGGTCTTTGAGCAGGAACAGCAGTTCCTGATAGAACACTTCCTGGACTTCGTGTTTGAGGATGTTGTGCTGTCTGCGATTTTATCCGGCAGGATTCCGGCGGATAAAGTACCGCGGGACTTTTACCAAAATACATCCAAATATTTAAAGCATGAATTTATCGGCCAGGGACTGCCGTGGATTGATCCATACAAAGAAGCCCTGGCAAACAAACTCATGTTGGAAACCGGTCAAACGAACCTCAAGGAAATTTTTGCCAAAAAGGGTAAAGATTGGGAAGAGGAACTTGACCAGGCTGCTAATGAAGCAGTAAAAAAATTAGCGGCTGGCATACAGCAGGAAGGAGAGAATAATGCCAAGTAAACTAAATGACGAACATTACCGTAATATGTCGCGTGATGAGCGTATGAATATTCCTCGTTGGCGTAGTGCGGCACTGGGACAGTTTAACGAAGAAAATCGTACTGTGGAGATGTCGTTCGCCAGCGAAACGCCTTGCCTTGACTGGTGGGGGGATAAAGAAATCTTGCGCTGCAATGACGAGGCCATGAATACTGAACGTTTTGCGGCCGGGGTGATGCCGATCCTGTTTAATCATAAGCGGGACGCAGTTGTCGGTAAACCTACCCGTATTTGGACAGAAAGCGGCCGAGCTTACGCTGAGATCCAATTTGCTCAGACTGAAGAAGCAGAAAAAATCATGGGGCTCGTCAAGGACGGCTTTATTCGCGGAGTGTCCGTGGGGTATCGCGTAAATGAATGGACTCTTATCGAAAAAGGACATAAGTCTGAGGACGGAATCGAAGGTCCGGCTTGGATTGCAACACGCTGGGAAGTATTTGAAGCCAGTATAGTGACGGTACCAGCTGACGCTTCCGTTGGTGTGGGACGGTCACTGCCGTTTCCAGACGATTTTGAAAATAATGTGCCGGAGCGCAGCTCCGGAGAATTAAAAGGGGGAGAAAAAATGTCTACTGATGAAAAAGGTAAACCAACTGAAGAAAAAAGAGATGCAAATCCGACCGGAGTTGCATCTGCAGCATCGCCTGTGAATGAAGATGAGATCCGTGCGGCTGCTCAAAGAAAGGAACGCCAACGCTGTACAGATATCAACACATTGTGTGATAAGTTCGATATCGAAAGCGAGCAGCGCAGCAAATGGATCAATGATGGGACGAACGTTGAGACAGTTAACCGTGAGCTGCTTGAAGTGCTTAGTACGCGTAATGCTGCCAGAGTATCTGTTAAGCCTGAGATGGGGGCTGCCGAAGAAGATAAGCTGCGTGCAGCATATCGTGATGGATTGGCTTTGCGTGCCGGGATTGCTATTGCTAAACCGGCAGATGGTGCCGAGAAAATGCGGGGCATGAGCCAGCGCGATATTGCCCGCGATATCCTGATGCGCGCTGGAGAAAAAGACGTTTTGCAGCTTAACGCTGACGAGCTTTTCGTCCGGGCGATGTCCAGCAGTACATATTCTGATCTGCTGAATGCTACTGTAAAGCTTTCCATGAGTCAGGGTTACGCAGAAGTGGATACTACTTTTGAAGCATGGACTGTTGAAGGTACCTTGAGTGATTTTAAAACTGCTTATCGTTATAAACTGGGTGGGGCTCAGGAGCCGGAACTGATTCCGGAAAATGGGGAATTCACTCATGCGAAACTTGATAAGGAAAAGACTGCCGTCCAGCTGGGTACCGACGGTATCGCCTGGAACTACACCCGCCAGTTGTTTATCAATGACGACCTGGATATTTTGGCAAAATTCCCGTATCGGTTTGCTGCAGCTTTTAAACGCAAGATCAACCGTTTGGCGTACACTGCTCTCGCAGGCATTACTTACAGTTCTGCCAATGGTAATTTGGCTGCTAAAGCAGGTGTGCCAAGTACGGAAACTTTATCCGCAGCACGACAGTTGCTCAGAAAGCAAAAAGATTTCAGCAAGAAATATAGCCTGAATCTGAACGCTAAATATCTGATCATTCCGTCCACTTACGAAACGACAGCGGAACAGCTGTTAAGATCTTTGGCTGATCCTGCCGGTGCTCATTCCGGCGTGGCTAACGTATTCCGCAATTCCTTGGATATCGTTGTAGATACTGCCTTGGATGATATCAATGCAAATGCTTGGTATATTGCTGCTGCGAAAAATCAGGTAGAAGGTATTGAAATCAGTTATCTGAATGGCAATAAAACTCCGATTCTTGAATCTAAGGATTCGTTTGATACCTTGGCGCGTTCTTTCCGGATGTACCTTGATTTCGGTATCGCTGCTTTGGATTACCGCGGTTTTGTAAAAAATACAGGGAAATAAGGGGGATTAAATCATGGCAAAAGAAAAAGCTTTTTTCCGCCGTAAGGGCAATAAGCTGGATTATAAATGTACGGCAGACGTGGCAGAGGGCGACGTTATTGTGGTCGGAAGTATTTGTGGCGTAGCCGAAGCTGCTGGCATTACTGGACAGCTGATTGCGCTGACGGTAGGAGGTGTATTTTCGTTCGAGACTGACGCCGCTGCTATTGACCAGGGCGCGCGCGTCTATCTGAAAGATGACGGAACGGTTACTGCTACACAAGGTAGTAATACTTATCTGGGTATTGCTTGGTCTGCAGCTCCGGCCACAGCTGGCGCAACTGTTGATGTGAAAATTAACGCTGGTGCTGACGTAGCAGCTGCAGCTGCAGCATCTGAAGGTACTGAATAGCAGAAACTTAAAAACTGAATAGGGGTGGATTTTGCCTACCCCTATTTTTTTACACCCTAAAACGGGCGAAAAAGGGGGTTTTTATGGCGAACAATGCGATTAAAGCGATTATGCAAAGGGCATTTTTTATGGGCCCTTTGGCAGAAAAAATCGTTTATAACGATACCGAGATTCCGGCTATTGTGGAAATTGGCGAAGAATTCAATAGAAGTGAAGTGTATTTTAAAGAGTTGGATCGCGCCGTTAAGGTTAGCGATAAAGCCAATTTCACTGTTTGCGATGCCGATGTCCCGAATCCTAAACCAGGCGACTCAATTATATACAACGGGCAACGTTGGAATGTAAATGCTGTGTATCTGAAGGACAGTCTTGCTGGAAATACTACACTATCGGCATCAAAAGCCGAAAGGAGTGGTTTGCGATGATGATTGAGATAAGCGTCCAGAACGGTATATCTAAGTATTTACAGTCGCTTATCCGAAATTCTCCTGATTTTGTACGTGGTTGTAGTAAAAGTATGGGTTATTTTGTACAGCGTGAGATCAAAAGCGAACTGCGCAAAGGTGGCGGGGACTTTAAATCCAGTTGGCCAAAACGTATTCCCTGGCGAGTTCGTAATGATCTTCGCCCAGGAGCACCGCAAAGATGGTATGGGCGGTTAATAAATGCAATCGGATATCAGTATGTATCAGGCGGGCTTGTGAAGGTCGGCTGGACGTCAGCGGCATCTGCTAAGTATGGGCGTATTCAGGAAGAGGGTGCTACTTACCCGGTAACGGCTTGGGTTAGAAAGCGGTGGGGTAAAGCTGGGCATCCGTTACGCGGTGATACTACTCACTTAAAGGTACCAGCGAGACCGTTTTTTGAACCGATCATGAATAAGCTGGAACCGAAGTTGCCAGCATATGTGACAGCTAAGGCTCAGGAATTTTTAGATAACGGCGGTAGTTTTAGAAAAACATCTGGTAAGGGCCGCAAGTATCAAGTTTTTGGGGGTTAATAGATGGGCAAGCTACAAAAAAATTTAACTGATCTCGCAGTTGTTCTGGCGAATCATTTAGGTAAATCAGAGAAGTTACAGGCATTTTGCCAAGAACGTTATCAAAAAAAACCGCTGATCGCTGTTGGTGACGCGACAGAAGAGTTTTCGCCAACAAAGGCAGATGCGCCATATATTTTCTTTTATGCGCTTTGGAAAGAAGAAGGTATTGGAAAATTGGAGTGTAGTTATCACTGCAATCTCAGTGTTGGGATCTCTGTCGATGACCAGGAGCCGTTTGAAACAGAGGCTGGGGTAAAGGTCTTTGCTGGGAGCAAAGAGGTGGCGGACTTTGCCATTCTTATACAGAAGGAACTGGACGCTTATAAAGACGGTATGCGGCCAGTAGCGAGTATTAAAGTGATTCAGTTGGGAGCGTTGGATTCTGCAGGTACTCACTGGGTTACTGATATCGAATGTGAGTGGACGATGGAGCAGACGCTCAGCACGTCTTACGAAGAAGATTTTTAAAGGGGGTTATGACATTGTTGAAAATGAATTTACAGCTGCACGCGCGTCAAGCTATTGGTGCGTATACAACTCTGAAAATGGGCTTTGAAACTGATTTTGGCAAGGATCCGGCAGATCTTGCAACTAAGGCAGTACAAATGCCGTTTAACACTTGTGGTATAGCGGCAAGTCAGAATAAAACAGATCCTGCGACTATTCGAGGTCGTCGTGATCCAGTTGAACCGATAATGGGTAATATCGACGTAGGCGGCGACTTGGTTGTACCGATGGATGCTACTGCGTGCGGGTACTGGTGGAAGGCTTCTATGGGGACGCCTACTACGACGGCAGTTGAGGGCAAGGAAGGTTTCTTTAAACATGTGTTTAAGCCGGCCGACGATCAGCCGTCGTTAGTGCTGGAAAAGGGGTTTCCTAAAATCAATTCCTACGCAAAATATAACGGCTGCAAGGTGTCGAAGATGTCTATCTCGGCCGGCGGCGACGGTGAGCTGACTGCAACCATCTCGATCATGGGCTGTGATGAAAAAATCAGCACGGCAACGATCAGTGCTAATCCAAGCGAACCGGTCATGAATAGGCTTAATAACTTTATGGCCGACCTGCTTCTCGGCGGGAATAAGACTGCGACAGTAACGGCGTTCACAATGGATATCGACTTTGGTCTGGACGGCGATACTTATGCTATCGGAGGCAAAGGGTACCGCACGAACGTCAATGAGGGGCTCATTAATATATCGGGCAGTATGACGGCGTTTTTTAACGATAACACGTACCTTGAGCTGGCGGAAAACAGTACGGAGACCAGCGCAGAGCTGACCTTTGCAACGGGCGACTTGAAGATGTCCTTGCTGCTGCCTGAGATTAAATTTAGCAGAAATTCGCCGTCTGTAGATGGTCCTTCCGGCATCAAACAGGAACTGCAATACAGTGCATATTATCAGGATAGCGATGAGAATGCTGCTATCGTGGTTACCATACAAAACAAAGTAGCAAGTTATGAATAAGGAGATGTTGAAAAATGGCTGAAGATAAAAAAATACTTTTAGAAGTTCGCGGAATGAAATGGAACGAACACTGTAGATATACGGATGAAGTGCTTTCTGAAATTAATAAAACAGAAGAAACAGAGTTGAAGAAAGACCGGATTGCGGCGGAATGGATTTTTAAAAATATTTATCCTGCTGCAGATATTAACGACTTTTCTTATGGAGAAGTGATTGCAATCATGGCCAGTACCGTAGCCATGACAACTGAGGTCAGAAAAAGTGAAATAAAAAACTTGAGGATCTCTTCGCTTGGCAACGGGAGCGTGGAGAATATTGCCAAGATTGCCGAAGAATCTACGAAACCAAGCAAGTAAAAGTACCTTGTAATGGTTGTGTGTATGCACAACCAGATATATTACCGGGAAATTGGCAAGTTTTAATAGCATGGAAGGTCATACAACGTTGTTGGAAATATGTGACCACCATGGCTGGTGCATATCCCATAGGGATTGACTGGCTGGAAGCTGATTATTTATTAAGAGTATCCGGGATTGATATGTCACGGCTATTATTGGAAAAATTACAGGTGATCGAGAAGATACAGATCGAAGCTGCGCTGGAGAAAGGGGACAAATAAGATGTCAGTAGCTGAAACAAAAGTAAAAATATCATTAGTGGATGCTATGAGCCCCGGACTCAGCAGAGCAAAAAGATCTATTGATGGAATTGATAGTTCGAGCCGTGCTTTGGGGCCGACATTTGCGTCTGCAGCTAGACAGACGGCTGGTTTGGTAACTGCCTTAACCGGTTTGTACGGCTTGGCTGATATGAGTGCAGAACTCATTAAGCGTCCTTTTGAATTTGCTAAAGGAATGGAAACCAACAGCTTGGGTATTGCCGGTATATTACAGTCGATGACTGAACTTAACGGCAAGCAGTTGGAATGGAACCAGGCAATGAGCATCTCTCAGGGTATTCTTAGCGATTTGAATGATGCGGCGTTGCGAACTGCAGCAACAAGTGAAGATCTAGTTGAAGCGTTTAGAGCTTTGTTGGGACCTGGCCTTGCCGGTGGCATGAATATCGAACAGCTGAAGGAGTTTACAACGGTCGGTGTTAATGCGGTTAAATCTTTAGGTTTGCCACGAAACCAGATTGTGCAGGAACTTCGGGATTTGGTGCAGGGTGGTATCCGCCCGCAATCAAGTACGTTAGCTGTAGCTTTGGGATTGACCGATGCTGATATTGCCGCCGCTAAAGCTAGCAGTGAGGGGCTTTTTGAGTTCCTTATGAAGAGGATGAAGGGTTTTGAACGTGCAAGTCTTGAAACGCCAAAAACTATGGCGGGCTTAATGGATCAGATTACCGAAGGGTTTACTAGATCGGCTGCGACTGGCACTGTTGATATTTACAATGCGTATAAAGATACTTTAGGCAATATTGCCAATATGTTTCTTGATCAGGAGAGTTTTGAACTGAATAAAGAAACTATTAACAACATGAAATTATTTTCCGACCATATCATAAATGCTGGTAAAGGTGCAGCTGAAGTCGGGAAAGTAATGACAACAATAATTACTCCGGCGGTTAGTACATTGGGATCTGGGTTAGGGTGGGCTGCTGATAATGTAACTACCATAGCAACAGGTTTTGCGGCGTGGAAGGTTGGCAGTATTGCTAATGATGTAGCGCAGGTTACAAATAATACAAACGGAGCATATCAAGCTCAGACAATGTTGGGTGGGGCTGTTCAACGAACTTTAGGGTATTACCAAACTGGAAAAGCATCCATTATGGAACGTTATCAGATAGAGATACAAGCTGCGACCCAAGCTTCAAACGTAGTGCAGCAGGCTTACAATAGAGCAGCTGCAGCGGCAAAAGAACGAGAGATCGTTGAAAGTGCTGTGAATAAACTGATAGCTAAGGGTCATAACGATGTGGCGTACAGGCTTAGTAATTTACAGCATAACTACCAAGAGCTTGGTTTGACTGCTACACAGGCTGGAAAACTTCAGTTACAAGCTGCAAAACAAGCTGCAAAGGGAGAAGCTGAGTTAGCTACAGCAACAATGAACGCACAAAAGGAACATTTGCTTGCTGCCAATGCCGCAAGAAGGCAAGGGACTGCTACAGTGGGGCTCTACAATACAGTAATTGGTTTTACTGGTGCTGCGACTGGTGCCGCTGGAGCAATAGCGATGGTGGCTGGAGAAACCGACGGCTGGGTTGGGAGTATGGCAAATGCTGTCTTTCAAGGTGGGATATTGATTTCTACAGTTTTAAATCTTACTCAGGCAATTCAAGCTTTGAAATTGACTGCTGGAGCAGGCATTTTTGCTGGCGTTGGTACTGCGGTAGCCGCTATTGGTTATGGTGCTTATCAGAAATATCAACACTATAATAACGGCGGAAAATTTACTTATGATGAAACCGGTCGTGTACTTATTGATGACAGCATCACTGTTCCTGATACCGGGATACATGCTGTTGATTATAGTGCGCAAATTGCTGCGAAACGTAGGGCGAAAGATGCTTCCGACAAAGCCGCTGCTATTGATGCTAAAAACTTGGAATTAAAAAACTTCGGTGGTAGTGCAGAAAAAGCTAAGAAGGGTAAAACTGGGAAGTCTCAGGCTGAACGCGATGCAGAAAAAGCACTGAAAGAACTGACTAAATATCAAGGGAAAATCGCTGAACTGTCACAGGAAGTAAACCGCAAGATCATTGAACAGACTGGAACCTCTTTTGATGTTGCAAATGCTTCGCTTGCTGAAGAAATAGAAAAAATGAATTCTACAATCAGCAAGGCTCAACTTGCCGGTGTGGATCCTGCTGAAATAGCTAAAGTAGAAAGTCAGATTGAAAAGTACAAAGATTTGCAGTCTACTCAGAATTATCGGGATTATTTATCAGAAAAACATGGTATGGACATGGATTATTACCAGACACTGGAAGATACCCATTCTATGCATATCAGTAGAATTGATGCGCTGCGCGTGGCGGAGTTGGAGAGCTACCGAGAAAAGTTACAGAAAGAACTTGAAGATACGGAGCTGACGCAGAAAGAGAAGCTTCGCATCCAGCAAGAATATGCTGCTGCAACAAAAGCGCTTCAGGATGCTCAATCGGCAGATTTAACAGCTTCTTGGCGTACAGCAATGGATGAAATCAAAAACCTGCAATATGATCAATTGGGTACAATGCGGCAAGGGTTAGATGACGTCTTGGGAACCTTTACCAACTTTGGGCAAAATATGTTGACGGAACAGAAATCGTTTTCGCAAATGTCTGAACAGCTTTTTGAGGATTTTACCAATAGCATTTGGAACATGATGATGAAAGTCATTATGCAGGGGCTGGTCATGAACATGGTTACAAGCATGTTTGGTATGGGTGGCGGCAATGTTGATCTTGGCGGGATTCTCTCTCATTCGGCCAATTTTAGTATTGGTGGAACAAAATATTCTGGTAGCTCTTTTATGGGCGGACTTGCTTCTGGCGGTTATGCGCCTGGGGGAATGTATCTTGTTGGCGAAAAAGGTCCAGAGCTCCTTGACTTAAATACGCCAGGACGTGTTTATACTGCAGAGCAAACCAGAGCTGCTTTAAATGGCGGTAATGCTGGTATTCAAAATATCGAAGTGAACATCACTAATGAAAGTGGGCAACCAGTACAAGCTGCCAAGGGTAGTGCAACTTTTGACGGAGAACGCCTTGTGCTTGGAATCGTACTGAAGGCGTTACAAAATAATGAAGGCGGATTCCGTGATGTGATGCGTTCAGCTGTCACAACTTATTAGGGGGGATAATATGGCATCAAAATATATTTTCCCAGCTGGAATTAGAAATCCTGATTATCCGCTGGACGAACAACTGGCCGATCCAACGTTGCGGTCAGAATATGAAGATGGATCCCAGCAGACACGTCCTAAATTTACACGTATTCGCAAGATTTTTACTGTCGAGTGGAATTCGCTGCCGGACACGGAAAAAGAGCTGCTTGTAGACTTTTACTGCAATACTGTAAAAGCTGGTGCCGAAGCTTTTGACTGGACTGATCCGGTATCAGGCAAACTGTACGCTGTACGTTTTGGATCGGCACCGAAGATCAAAGCAAAGATGCTGCATTATTATACGGTGTCTATAACACTGAATGAGGTGTAGGCCATGGCGATTAAATTATCAACATTGGCCAAGCTTGCCAAGAACGAATTATGCAGTGGGACCGCTTTTTTGATTTTGCTGAAGATAGAATTGCCGGGATTGGAAGCTGAAGATAATATTCACGTTGTTGCAAATACTGAGGATATTTACTGGTGCGATCAGTTATATCAGGCATTCCCGTTTCAGATTGGTACAGTCAAAGAGGACGGGTCAGGATCTATACCAAGCGTTGAGCTGAAGGTAGATAATACAACACGTGATATGGAGTATTGGCTAAATCATGGCGGTGGTGGTGTAAATGCCAAGGTAACATTATATGTCGTATTGTCGACAGCTTTGGATAATCCGGTACCAGAGCTGCAGGAAGTTTATTCCGTAACCGATGCTACGGCATCTGAACAGTGGGTAACGTTTTCACTCGGCAACAGCTACCCTTCGCAGGCCCGGCGGCCGTGGGATACCTACAAGAAAAATAATTGTGCTTTTCGGTACAAAGGACCAGAGTGCGCCTGCACGTCTGACCTTGAGGGCTGTAATCATACATTGGCAGATTGCCGGGCCCGCGGGAACAGTAAACGCTTTGGCGGGTTCCCGGGTATAGATCAAGGAGGCTTATATGTCTAAAGAAATTCAATACGCCGACCTGATAGGCGTACCTTTTAAAAACTTAGGTCGCGATGTTAAGTCTGGCCTTGACTGTTATGGTTTGGTTGTTGAGATTTATCGCCGTTGTGGAAAAGAAATCGGTGAGTATTATTCGGACTGTTCAGATAAAGCCAGAATCAATGCGATACTGAGGCGCGAAGTTGCTACTACGAAATGGCGCCGGATTGCAGAAAGAGAAACTTTGCCGGTACCATGCCTGGTTGCTCTGCGATTTAATTCGCCGCCAGGAGTAGTAAATCATACTGGGGTTTATATCGGTAACGGCCGCTTTATCCATACACGTGAAAAAATCGGCTGCTGCGTTGATAGTATTACGTCTATCGCATGGCAGAAGCAGATTGAGGGATTCTATGAATTTGTGGGGTGATCGCCCTTGATTACTATTGTTTTTGTAAAAAATCCGTTCGAACCGGATAAAGACAGGTCAATAAAGCAAGTTGAATGTAGCGGTGAGGTGCTTGAAAGCTATATCGCCGAATATCGCACCCTGCTGCCGGATCAGGAACTGCACATTCAGGTTGACGGTACGATCGTCGAGCATCCAGATCAATGGCTGGTTATGGACGGAGCTTTTATAACCGTTCATCCGGTCGTCGGTAAGGGCGGCAAAAGCATTTTTGGTATTGTAGCCATGGTTGCGTTGACCGTTGTTTCAATGGGTGTTGGTGGCGCTGCGGCTGGTGGTGCGTGGGGTGCATGGGGTGCAGCTGCTACTGCCGTGAATACGGCTTGGGGTTACGCAGCTGCAATGGGAATAATGCTCGTTGGTGGAACATTGATTTCTAAATATCTAATGCCTAAAGTATCACTTGGTAAATTTAACAATTCCACAGAGGATCCAACGTACAGCTGGAATGGTATTACGACCATGGACGGTCAAGGCAATGCTGTTGCTATAACCTACGGCAAGGTAAAATCTGGTGGACAGAGTATTGCTAAGTTCATAACCAATAATAATAACGATCAGGTATTGAATTGGATGGTTTGTGCCGGTGAAGGACCGCTGACGATCAGCAATGTCAGTCTCAATGATAATCCAATTGAAAATTATAAGGATGTCACTGTTGATATTCGGCCAGGTACCAACAATCAGGAAATAATAAATAACTTCAACGATGTTATCACACCGCGTGCGCTTGGGTACGAAATTCTGAACAATGAATACCGTACAGATGTTATTCCGGGCAATACTACCGAGGGCATCATAATTGATGTGGAATTTAGCCAAGGCTTGTATCACGCCAATGACGATGGCAATCTAAGTACCGCTTGGGTAGATATCAATGCTGATTATGCGCTTCGCGGTAGTGGTGAATGGAAGCCGTTAGTCACTAGCTATACCATAGTAAAACCTAACCCAGTTAATGCTGAGTTGATTGATGGTTCTGCGGAGCTTGGAAATTGGAAAATCAGAGTGCAGCGGGTGAAATCAGAAACTACAGACAGCGATGGGGATACTATTAAACAAATTTATTGGCGAATTCGTGTCGGGAAGCCAAGTGCTAAAGACGTTTGGATTTTTGCTGGTACTTTCGGTTGGTATTCCGGATCATTTTCACCGGGTGAAACAGGAAGCATCAATGTCGGACCATTTAGGTTTGATAAACAAACAATGCAGGCTAAAGGTGATGGTTACAGCACAACTGCCGAAGTAACCAAGAATGGCCGTGTCAGCGCTGCACAAAGCACTGCGGTTAGGCGTAGTTTTCGTATCGATAATATCCCAGCTGGCGAATATGAAGTTCGTGTAACGGTGATTGGACGCAGCGCGGCTACCAATAGTACCAGGGATGGTGTGAAGTGCTGGTGGACTACAGTATCAAGCGTTATTTATGACGATTTTATTTATCCAAACAAGGCTCTTATCGGTCTTAAAGCACTGGCCACAAATCAACTTTCTGGGAGTGCGCCGAATTTGACGTTTATCAAAGAACGCGCGACAGTCCTGGTCTATAATCCGTCTGTTGGGTACCAGGAAAAAGAAGCTAATAATCCGGCCTGGGCTGCTTATGACTATTGCCACGGTGCCAGGTTATTAGAAGATCCTCGTACTGGTCAAAACGTTATAGACGTTCGTGGTGTACCTGCAGAGCTGATGATGTATGACCGTTTCGAGGAATGGGCAGAGCATTGCGATAAGATGAATTTAAAAATCAACATTGAGATGGCGACTGTCGGCGAATTTTGGCAGCAGGTAAATACAGACATTGCTCCTGTTGGTCGTGGAAAAATTGTGCAATTCGGTACCAGGTTTGGTTGTATTTGGGATCATGTTTCGCAGCCGGTGCAGATGTTTACGATGGGTAATATAGTTACTGGTAGTTTTAAACAAACCTGGCTCGGAACGAAGGATCGCGCTAATGCTATCGAATTGACTTTCAATAATGCGGCTAAGGATTATGAACGTGATACTATGACCTGCTACGGCGACAATTATGACGAGCCAGGTATAATCCCTAAAACTACGCAGATACAGATCAATGGAATTACCAGCTGGGATCAGGCGTACCGTGAAGCAAAATATCAGTTGAAGTGCAATGAGCTGCTGCTGCAGAGTGTTGAATTTTCGGCTGAGATTGATGCTATTGGCTGTATGGTTGGCGATCAGATACTTGTTGCTCATGATGTGCCGCAGTGGAGCCACAGTGGCCGCATTTATCAAAATAACGGCCTTTATGTTGTGACTTTGGCTATTGATCCGGATACCGTTGATATGACGTTGGATTATCAATTCCAGTATCGCAGTATCAATGACAATCTGCACAGCAGGAAAGTAAGCAGTATTGATGTTGTTGGGCGTATGGTTTCTGTCACTGTGGAAACTGGTTTTGATGCAGCTGATCCACCGCAGGTGCATGATATTTTTGCTCTTGGGCCGGTAGAACGTACGTGCAAGCCTTTTATCGTGACAAGCATTTCACGTAATGGAGAGTATCAGCGCCAGATTACAGCGCTCGAATATAATGCAGCCATCTTTGAAGAGAATTACGAGATCCCGATGCCGGACTATTCACTGGATACAGATAACGATGCTCAAAACGTTATCGACCTTCAGGCTCGGCAGGTTGCTTATAAAAATAAGCAGGGAACGTTATGCTGCAGGATGTTTGTTTCATGGCAACTTCCGGACGGAGCTAAGGCAGATTATTTTACTGTCTTACTTTCTGATAATTACGGCAGTACATGGAAGGTTGCGGCGTCGGTATATGGTATGGAGTGCGAACTCGACACGCAACCATTTACCGAGTATATGGTCAAGGTTATTACTGTCCTTAAACTCCGGCAGTCTACCGGTACTATCGTTGGCCCGGTGGCCGCAGGCATCGATGAGTTGCCGCCTGATGTCACGACTTTAGATCACGAAGAACTTTCGAGCGGCACCCGTCGTTTTTGGTGGACGTTTGAGTATCCGAACCCGAATGATATTGCTGGCTTTAAGATCAAGTATATTCAGGGTAATAGCTTAAACTGGAATGCTGCCTACGAATTGCATAGTGGTTTTATTACTCTGCAGCCTTTTGAAACGCAAGCGCTGCGCCAAGGCGTACATACAGTGATGATAAAAGCTGTAGATAACGCCGGGCAGGAAAGCCAGGGTATGTCTTACTGTGTTTTGAATCTGGGCGATCCGCTTGAAGATAACGTGCTTTACAAAGAGGACTTTGCATCTGATCAATGGAGCAAAGTTGTTACTAATGGCGTTATTTTGGATGATGGATATATCCATGCTCCACAATCGTCTTACTTCTGGGGCTATCCTGAATGCGAGTTTTGGGTACAACCTGATTGGGCTTTCTGGCGTGAGCAGTATAATGCCTTTTATCTTAATGCACAGCTTGTTGTGCCGGCTTCCGGACAATTTTGGCTACGTTATGATATCAGCGGTCCAGCAGCAATTGAATACAGGATTACTGGCAAAAATAATTTTTGGGATTCTCCGGATGCTCCGTTTTGGGATGAGGAAGATTGGGCTTTTTGGCCGGATGAAACCGTATTATTTAAGCCGTACACTTGTAAGGTTCAGGTCAAAGCTGGTGATGTAATTCAGATCCGCGTGCTTGCTCCGTCGAATACAACTGAAGAATCTGTATTGCGTTCGTTAGTCATGATCGTGGATGTACCGGATAGGGAAGAACATTTTGAAAATTTAGAAGTGCCGATCGAAGGTATTTCTCTTGAAATTCAAACACCACACTACTATACAACAGCAGTCAGGATTGATGCTGTGCAAGATTATTCCGGCAGCGTAACTATTGCGAGGGCGGCGGTTATCAGTCGTAATCCTTGTAGGATCAAGCTGTTGGATATAAATAATAACCCTGTCGCAGGAATTGTTGATGTAACCTGGCAGGGATTTGTGAAGGAGGTTTTATGATGGCTGAATCAGCCTTAAAAATTCCGAAGTTTAAAATTATGGGTGATGCCCTTAAGGTTTATAACAAGGTAAATGGTGTTGCACAAGAAGGTGCAACTACACAGGCTGCAATGATGGATTTTTTGCAAAACAACAACGATATTCTACGATGCTTCGTTGAAATGCTGTGGCAGGAGCAGAAGCCTGTGGTAGTAGGACAATTGGTTTGGTCGCCATCGCTGCCGAATGGGGTCATAGCAAAGGTTACTCAGGCGGGTACACTCGGAGCCGATGAACCTATATGGCCATCAATAGTTGGTATCACTGTTGAAAGTGGGAGTGCGGTATTGAAGATTGTGCTTTGGGCACCGGAGACCTTGCCAGCCGATGGTGGTACTGCTGCTTTAGCTAATAATGCAGAAAAATTAGGCGGACAGTTACCGGCATATTATGCGACAGCTACGCAACTGGCGGCAAAAGCAGCATTATTAAGCCCGGCTTTCGCAGGCATACCAACGGCTCCAACAGCAGATGCTGGCACCAATACAGATCAGATTGCTACAACGAAGTTTGTTATGACTGCATTGTCTGCGTTGAGTTCACAGGGAAAAATAGTTTCATACAGTCTGGCACAAAATGGTTATTGTAAATGGGACATCGGCTTAATTCTACAGTGGGGAATAGTTTATGCTGAACAAGGGTATATTATTGTTACATTGCCTTTAGCATAT